TTATTAATATCCTCTGGTGTTAACAGTGGTTCATCTGGAACATCACCACCACTATATCGTGCAAATTTTCTTTCTTGATCAAATGCATCATCATTATCTTCAACTTTAACATCATGTCTACTAAGTGGTTTATATTCAGTAAAGTTCAAACTTAAATCAATTTCATTTGGTGCACCATCTGGGTGTAAAACAGCACTGGTAGGATTATAAGTTGTTGCAATAGTTCTAAGATAACAATATTTAATTGGAGTTCCAACATTTCTAAAAACACCTCCTGCTTGTGTTTTCAATTTTATTTTAAACATATTAGGATATTCTAATGCAATTGGAAATTGTCCATTACCTGGTAACTCTTCAGGGTATGCATGAAATCTAAAAAATTTTATAATGTTTCTTACAGCAAGTGATTCTCTTTTACTTTTGGGTATAAATTTAAATGTAAATGTAAAGTCTCTGATAGATACACCATCAAATTTAGTTCTTAAATTTGGATTAATTCTAACACCTGCAGTTAATCTAACTGCGTCACCTATACCACCTGGCATCAATTCTGCACCCATAGCTGCACCAATTTTAGCTGCATCACCTGTAAAAGTTCCACCCGTAAAAAAGTTTGATAAAGATGTTGCGCCAGTTTTTACAGAGTTCATTAAACTACTAGCTATAGAAGTATCTCCACTATTAAAAGCATTAGCAAGTGAACCACCTTTAGCACCCAATTCTGTACCACTATATTGAAATCCTTCATTCACTTGAAATGATATTGGTAAAAACAATGTAGTTCTTTCACCATTTAATGGTATAATTTTTCTTCCTGATGCTTGAAGTGCGTCATTACCAATTGCACCTATAACAGCACCACCCGTTTCTAAAGCGCTACCACCTCCACCACCAGAAATTTCATTATATGTTGAACTTTTAGTAAAAGTAATTGGTGCTGATGGAGCTTGGACTTTTATAGCTTGAAATACAACTTTTGATCCAACTTGTGAATGTGTATCTAAAGGATATCTTTGATGACCTATACCCAACATATCACCACCGAAAAATTCATTGGGTATATTACCATCAGTAATCATGTTTTGTTGTACCATAGCTTTAACCTGTTATAAATAATTTTAAAGTATTTATATAAGATTATGTCATATTCTGGTAAGTTTAAAGTTAAGAATTTAAGTAAGTATAAAGGTGATTTTGATAATGTCATTTATCGTTCTTTATGGGAAAGGCATGTGTTTAAATGGTGTGATGAAAATCCTAATGTAAAACAATGGTCATCAGAAGAAATCATAGTCCCATACTTTTATGAAGCAGATAAAAGATATCATAAATATTTTCCAGACATCAAAATAGTATTTGAAGATAAAACAGTATTAGTTGAAATTAAACCAGCTGATCAAACTGTACCACCTACAGGCCCGAAACGTACTAAAAAATATATTGCAGAAGGTTTTACTTATATAAAAAACATGAATAAATGGGAGGCAGCTGAAAATTTTTGTAAAGATCGCGGGTGGGAATTTCAAATATGGACAGAAAAAACATTACAAGAAATGAAATTATTACCAAAAACAATGCCTGGTAAACTAAAACCATTAAAACGGTTCAGACCATATAAAAGAAAACGTAAAAAATAGTTATAAATAATAGTATGGCTGGAGAAAGTTTATTTAGAGAATTAGAAATAGAAGCATTTCGTGCGGGTATTACTCCACGGACAAAACAATCTATTGAGTGGTTTAAAACTAAAGCACGACAATTATTTCGTGGGCGACAAATAAAAAATAGAGTCGATATTATGCAAGATGATGCACTTAGTCAAAAATCTAGTGTTGAAACTTCACTTAAGGGTCCAATTGGAAATATGTATATGTTCTTTTATGATGCAAAACATAAAGCAACTCTACCATATTATGATGGGTTTCCTTTAACTATAATTATGGGCCCAGCAAGAGGTGGATTTAAAGGTGTTAATTTACATTATTTACACCCGGTTGCTAGAGCTAGACTTTTAGATATATTATTAGGAAATGGTGGTAAAATGCCACAAAAATATTTAGCACCCGCACTAAAACATTATCTTACTTCTCATGTTAAAAGTAGATTTGCATTAGTTGATAAACCCGAATGGGAAATTGCATCATTTTTACCAATGGCAGATTTTAGAGGTGCAGATCCACGTAAAGTTTATAAAGATACACAGGAAATGCTATGACCGCATCAATAGACAGAATAAAAAGTACTATAAACCAAAGAGGCGGTATTGCAAGACCAAATAATTTTCTTGTTGAATTACCTTCTTTACCGGGTTTTGATAGAGCAAATGATAATTTAAATATTCTATGTAGGTCAGCAACAATACCAAGTAAACAAATACTTACTTCTGATAGACGAATTGGTATGGAATTTGAAAAAGTTGCTTACGGATATGCAGTAGATGATGTTTCAATGTCTTTTTTATTAACTAATGATTATTACGTTAGAAAATATTTTGATAGATGGAAAGATTTGATAGTAAGTGAAGATAAACAAATTGTAGCATATAAAGAAAATTATCAAAAACCAGTAGTAATTCATCAACTTAGAAATTCTATTCCATCTTTAGCTAAATCAATAACAATAGGTGATAAAGTTACTGGATCAACATTAAGTAATATCGTTAATAATACAATTAGTAATACAGTAAATTCAATTGCATCAACATTACAATCAAAGTCATCAATAAATGCTACTTTATCTACTTATTCAGTAGAATTAATTAATGCATTTCCAACAACAATAAGTCAGATAGATTTTAATAACGAACAAGACGGAATACTTGAGTTGACAGTTGCTATGTCTTATACTAATTTTAAAAGACGTAGTGGCACACCAATATTTTTTAATATATAGGAGAAATTATGGCACTACCCAAATTGAATAGTACACCAAAGTATGAAATGAATATACCATCTACAGGAGAAACAATTAGATTTAGACCCTTTTTAATAAAAGAAGAAAAATCCATGTTAATTGCAGCTGAAAGTGGTGATAACAGAACTATATTATTATCACTACTTGATACATTAAAATCATGTTGTGATGCTGAAATAAATGAAAATAAGTTATCAACATTTGATGTGGAATATATGTTCTTAAAGTTAAGAGCTAAAAGTGTTGGTGAAACAACTAAAATAGGTGTAAAATGTAATAATTGTGGCCACACTAATACATTAGATGTTAATATAGAAGAAATAGAAATTAAAAAACCAGAAACTGAAAAATTAGTTCAATTAACAGACAAAATACAAGTTGAATTGGATTATCCAACATTTAGTGATGTGTTAAATTCTGATCTTAGTATAAAATCTACTGCATCAGAGCAATTATTTTCTATGATGAATTTTGTATTTAAAACAGTTATAACAGATGATGAAAGAATAAATTTAAAAGAAGTAAGTAAAGAAGAGTTAACAGATTTTATTGAGTCGATGGATTCAAAACAATTTTCTAAAGTAAAAGATTTTATACAAGAAATACCAAAATTAAAACATAGTTATGATATAGAATGTGGTGGTTGTAAAGAAAATATTAAAGGTGATATGGAAGGATTGGCCAATTTTTTGTCCTAACTCTATCTCATGAGACACTTGAAAATTATTATGAAACGAATTTTAGTTTAATGCAACATTGTAAATATTCGTTAAATGAAATAGAAATGATGATACCATGGGAAAGAGAAATATATTTGAGTTTATTACAAAATTATGTTAAATTAGAAAAACAGAAACTAGAAGCTGAAAGAGCAAAGATGAAGGCAAGATAATGTCGGATTTAAAAATAATAGCGGAAGAATTAAAAAGAAATAGAACTTCTATTGAACAGGGTCATGATAAAACTTCTGAGCGTTTACAGGAGTTGACTAGTTTATTTGGTGATTTTATTAAAAAATCTTCTATGACTGCATCTGATGATTTAGAATCCAAAAGAGAAAAGAAAAACGATAGATCAGCTTTCAGCAAAATTAAAGAGATGGGTGGAAGTGTAATTTCTGGGGGTAAATCTGCTTTAGGTGGCATAGGTGGAATGTTAGCCGGTGTTACTGGTGCTTTAGGTGGTTTAGTTAAATTAGTTGGTGGTAGTGCATTAGTTGGTTTAATAGGACTTACTGCTCTTAATTTTATTGATGCTGATAAAATAAAAGAAAATGTTACAACATTGTTATCAATTGGTGAAAGATATAATGAAAATACTTTAAAAAGTATTTTAACTGATGGTGCAGTAATAGTTGGATTAAAAGCTCTTGGTGCGGCTTTAGTATTCTTTGCGGCTGGTTCAGCTGCAGCCGCTGGTGTTAACGCTGGTATAGAATATTTTGCTCAAAGTGATTGGGCAGAAACAGTTAAAAATAATGTTACAACATTACTTTCTATCGGTGAAAGATATAGTGATGGTTCGTTATTAGATAGTTTGAAAACACTTCTTAGTGATGGTGCGGTAATAGTTGCACTTAAAGGTCTTGGTCTTGGTTTATTGTTTTTTGGAGGTGGATCTGCAGTTGCAGCCGGTGTTCAAAAATTTTCAGAACCAGATTGGGCAAATCAAGTAAGTGAAAATGTAATAACATTATTAAGTATACCTAATAATTTTACACTTGGTGCACTAGAAATGTTATATGATGGTGTTGGTGTAAGTGCCGCTTTAGTTGGTTTGGGTGTAGGTTTAGCGGTCTTTGGTGCAGGTGGATCTGCAGCTGGTGGTGCTTTAGCTGTAGGTGGTAAAGATTTTGGTAAAAATATTAGAGAAAATGTTAATAATTT